ACCAACTTTTTCGATTCTAGATAGTGTTTGTGATACGTTTTCTTTTTTCACTTTACCGTCTTTATTCTTTACTGTGTCTTTTTCTTTTTCTTCTTCGAGTTCTTCACTCATATCGTATTTCTCGTCACGCATACCATCTAAGTATCCTTCTTCTTCAGCGTCGGTTCTAGCGTCTTCATCCATCGGCATATCTTCATCGTAGATGCTTTCATCTTCGTTCATGATACTATTGATTAATCGACCTTGTTGAGCTGCAAGTGAGTTTGGATTTCCTGTAGTTACTACCATACCACCCATAAGTGATTCTTTAACTACTTTTTTAAGTTTAGCACTGTATCCACTTGATGCGTGGTCACCTGTTACTTCTTCTTGTACTGGTTCTGAATATCCAACACCTTCTTCCCCAAACTGCCCTTCTTTAACATAGTGTAAAGAATCTTTAGTTAGGTTTTTAGCTACTACTTCACGTACTTCTTCTAAAGTTTTAGCTGGGTTGTTTTTTGATTCAAAGTAAACACCGTTCATAAACTCTTGTCCGTTTAAGTTATCGATGTTTTTAGTATCACTATAATCGAAAGCGTGTGATTGAACTTCTTCAACCTCTTTAGATGTTGATTTTGCTTCAGCAGCTTGTTCAGCTAAATATGCTTTAAACTTAGTTTCGTAAGTTTCTTCTGGTGCTGATTCCCACTTATTTACTGGTTGTAAATCAACATAGTTCTCGTTTAGTTTCTTTTTACTCATCTTTGTCTGGTGTTAATAATATTTTTATGTCGTTGAGATAGTCTTGTATTAAATCCGTTCCATATACTATAGCAAACTTATCTGGATTATCTCTGTAGTATGCTATTGTTTCTATTTTAGCTTGTCTTATGGTTTTAACCACATCGACTAGNTGTTTTTCAATATCCGAAAATGCNTCAATACGGCCTTTTTGGAACTTTTCCGCTTTGGCTTGATCGTTTTCGTTTATTCTATACTTATACATATTATGATTTCGATTTATCTACTAGTTTGTAACCGTAGTTGAAATATATTGGTTTTTTAACACCGTCATCGTTTGTATCTAAATCACCCATCTTCATAGGGGTTTCTTTATATGCTGATAAATCTTCATCTAAATCGTCTCCATCGTATTCGTCAGCTGATTGTTCTATATCGTTTATAAAAGACTCTAGTGTATTGTCATACTGATTAGCACTACTACCAAAGTTAAATATATCGTATGCTTCAGCACTTCTCATCTCTGATGGGAAATATAGGTGAACTATATCTTTAGCTTCTTCTCCTAGTTGAGCTGCTTGATCTAGTATACCTTGAAGTTCTATTATACCTTGTCTTTGATTATCACTTAAATCTTCACTTAAATCCTTATCTTTCTTTTTAAGTTTAAAAGCATATGGGGTGTTGTAAGCACCAGCACCACCAGATGTAGACATTTCGTCTATATCCTTAGATTTATTTTCTAAAATACTATTACGGATTTCTTTTTTTAACTCTGATCTCTTCATTTAGTAAGTTTTATTTCTTTAATCAACTCATAATACTGAAGTAAATCCACTAAGTTATCAGTGTTGACTTTATCAGTTTTCTTAAGTTCTGTGAGTAGTTTAGAAACTTCTACTAACTTAATTTTTACAACTTTATCGTTAAGTGCTTTAGCTTCAGTTAATACTGCATGCTTAAGTTCTTTGATTTTTGAGTTGTAAAAGTTTCGTAGTTTTGGGGTTGAATCCACTGATTCGATAAACTCTTTAAGAACTGACTTCTGATCGTTAGATAGATCATCATATTTGTCGTTAAACTTTTCTAAAAGAACTTTGTAGGTTAAGATTCTTGTGTCTTTATCGTATGTTTGAAATTCACTTAAAACATCGTTTTTAACATTTTCAGATGCCACTGATTTAGTTAGGTGTTCTAATAAATTTACTTTATTATCTACTATTTGTTCTGTATCTGTTATGTTTTTTGAATTTTGAGATTCAATTAACGTATAGATTGAAGCAAACTGTGTGTAGTTTTTTACTTTAGTAGCAAAGAATTCGTTTATGTTATATAAACTTTTGATCTCTTTGATTAAGTTGTATTTCTCTTTACGTAGTGTTGAACGATTCAACCTAGTTGATTGTTCTAGGATAGTAGAAATAAAAGCAGATGCTTGATTTTCACTTAAGACTTTTGACTTAGTTATACTTTCGTATAGCTTAAGTTCCTTGCCTAGTTCACTTTTAAAGAAATAATTTTTTAATAAGTCAACAGCGGGTGATTCACCTTCTTTAAGTGTATCTGCCGTAATCTGTCGAACGAGTAATTCAAATAAGATACCCGTATTCTTATACTTTGAATGTTTGATGCGCATCAAATATATATTTAGTTATAAATATTAACCTTTAAGTTGAGATTCGTCTAAATACGATGGGTCTTTAGATTTCTTTTCAACTGCTACTTTCTTTTTATCCATCTCTTCGAATAAGCGTTGGTTTTTTATGTAAGTGGTTCTAGCATCTTCTAAAGCTAGTGGACCTCCTTTGAAGTTAGGTTTAATAGAATCACTTTCGTTATCCTTATTTTGTGAACCTAATCTATCTTTACCGAAGTTTGAATCTTGTTTATTACGACGTGTTTTGTCTTTAGGACGACCTACATCTGCTTTATCTTCATCGTACCCATCTGGTACGTTTCCTTCTGCTCCATACATCCTACCTTTACCATATAGTGATGCTCCATATAGTGATGCTAAATCGTGTGGCGTACCATATGATTTACCTGTTTCAACTGGATCGTTACCTTCTTCTTCTATTTGTTTTAATCTAAACCCACGTTTAGTGTCTTCTCTTATTAAGTCTCTATACTCATCATATTGATCTTCACTAAAGTGGAATACGTTATCATAAATCCAATCTGTTGGTAATAGTTTCTGGTCTAGCATCTGTTGTGCTAGTTCAGTTTTAGATTTTAATAACTCGATTTTTTCTTGATCGTATATAATACTAGGTGTAGTCATCTCTAACGTAAAGTTAGTTAACCCCTCATCTCTATACCCTTGTGAGTATAAGTGAACTAATGCTATTTTATTAAGTTCAGATATAAGGATTCGTTGTACACGATCTATCGTACGAGCAAATCTAATATCCTCTGCTGCTAGTGTTGCTTTACCTTCTAAATCGGCTTCATAACCTAAAAATGCTTTAGGTACTTTTAAGGCAGCAAATAGTTTATCTCTTAAATATTCTACATCTTGAATACCATCATATGTTAATCCAGGTGTAGTTTCAATACGAGTTGATGTATCGTTTCCACGTACAGGTATGTAAAAATCTTCTAACATATTCTGCATATTGTACTTTAAGTTATATTGTCCTGTTTTAGGATCAACATAAGGAGTACGTTTTAGTGACGATACTGTTTTTTGCATAAACGCATCTATCTCGTTTGGTGGTATAGCACCAACGTTAACGTAAAAAGTGCGTTTTTCCGGTGCTCTCACGATTCGATGTACTAGCATAGCATCCTCCATCAACGCATATTGCTTATACAGTTTACGCGCTGGTTCTACGTAAGAACGACCATAAGGTAGGTAGTTAACATCCGATATAAGTCTAAAGTGAGCCATTTCATAGTTATCAAACCTGATAACGTTTGGGGATGGTGTTTGAGATGGACCACTATAGTAACCTGAGTCACCACCTGTAAAACCATCTGGGTTAAACTCAAATACTACCTCATCAGGGTTTTCAGGATTAAATCCTTCTTTACGTGCTATTTGAAATGCAGTATAAGGTCTAACATTATATACACCAAACTTTTCTGATATCTCCATTTTGAGGAAAAAATCACCATATTTACACATTTGCCTAACCCAACTCCACATATTAAACTCAATGTTTAAAATATCGTAGAATAGGTTGTATAATATTTTTTGTATGTCTTCGTTAGATGAACGTATAGATAATACTTCACCCATATCGTTTTTTAAAGTAGATTCATCTGCTATAATATCTAACGCTGATGCTATAATAGCGTCTTGATCCATCAAATCATATTCTGAGTATAGTTGGGTACGTAAGTATTGGTAGTTCATATTGAACTGCGCCCCATATAAAGATGTTGGGTTACCAGCATATAATCTACCATATCTATCAACTAGTGAGTTAGTTTCAAACTCACCCGATGTCTGGATAGTATTAGTATCAATAGTTGTGATTTGATTCCCACCTGTATTGCGAATAATCACATCAGTTGAAAATAATCTTTTTAGTCTTGGAAATAATCCTTTATCTGCCATCGTTGTTTATTGTTATAAATATTATAAAAGCCAGCCTATATCCTCTTTGCCGCCTATTCCGTTATCTAGTTTATATGGGTTTTCGTTATTTTGATTAACCGAGTTAAAACCCCCTTGGTATGCTACGCTACTTACTCCTATGTTTGATAACGAAGCTTTAGTTATGTCTAAACCTCGTTGTCTAAACTTTAATGCTGTATCTCTAATATACATCGCCATACCAAACGCCATTATTAAATCATCGTTATAGCCTGTTTGTGCTTCAGCTTTACCGTTCATCCAAATAAAAACTTTCATCTCTTCAACTAATCGTTTTGATTGTATTGTAACACTTCTATCGGTTACATATTCAACAAACTTTTGAACTACGATTGGTCTTGTTTTGGTTGACATAGTAAAACCAGCTGTCATCTTGCTGTTATCTACATATGATTCAAAATACGAATCAACACTGGCTTCTCCACGCTGTGTGTAGTAAAGATTTGAATAGTTTCTTTCTATTACTTGCTGTATAGTGGCCCAACCAATAGATGCGTTTTCTATTACTAGTAGAGCGTTATTATATTCGGTTGCTAGTCCAACTAAAAAGTTACCAAAGTCCTTAGTTGATAACTGACCTCG